CCCATTTGAAGCAGACAACTCTCTGACTATGGTGGGTATGCTCAATGACCAAGGCATTGAACGCATCGTCACATTTGACCACAATGAGGTAAATGCGGATGAGTATGGACACGTTCTGGTACAGGAGTTTTTAGATGCCACGACTGTGCTTATCTGCCACAATGCTGCATATGATTTGATGTGGTTGTGGGAGTCAGGCTTCAAGTATGATGGGCCTGTGTTCGATACAATGCTTGCAGAGTATGTGCTACAACGCGGTATCAAAGAACCCCTGTCATTGCAGGCATGTGCAGAGCGTTATGAACTGGACACGAAGAAGCAGGACACGTTGAAAGAATATTTCTCAAAGGGCTACAGCACCAGAGATATTCCTCACAACGAGTTATCTGAATACTTGTCTGCTGATCTTCACGCTACGCAACAGCTTTCGGATAAGCTTATCTATCGCCTGAACACAGAGTCTGACGCTGGTTTACGTGGTACAGTAGACCTGACCAATCAGGTAGCTGTGTGCCTAGCACGTATCTACCAGCGTGGGTTTAAGGTTGATTTGTCTGTACTTGAGGATGTGCGCAAAGAGTTTGAGCAGGAGCAAAAAGAACTTCAAGCTTCTCTTGAGTCTACCGTACGTAAGGTAATGGGTGATACACCTATTAATATAAACAGTCCAGAACAATTGTCTTGGGTTGTGTATGGACGCAAAGTAAAGTCAAAAATGGAGTGGGCAACTAAGGTTGACCCATACATGGACAGAAAAGAGTTTGACCGTCTTTTGTCTACTGACACAGAGCGTCTTTATCGTACAACTGCAGAGCAGTGCCGCACTTGCCGTGGCTCTGGTACAGTACATAAGGTAAAAAAGAATGGAGAAATGTTTAAGAAGCCTAACAAGTGTACAGACTGTTCTGGCGAAGGCTTCTTGTTTAAACAAACAGACGTGCTTGCAGGCTTTAAGTTTAAGCCACCTTCACCTAAATGGGCAAGCGCAACAGGCTTTACTACAAGCAAACTAAACCTAGAAATATTAGAAGGTGCTGCTCGTAGTAAAGGGATGACAGATGCAGCGGAGTTCTTACGTAAGGTGCGTAGGCTTAGTGCTGTTCAAACCTATCTGTCGTCCTTTGTGGAAGGTATCCAGACAAACACCAAGCACGATGGGCTATTGCACGTACGCCTTCTCCAGCATCGTACAGCTACTGGTCGTTTGTCTGGTGCTGACCCCAATATGCAGAACATGCCACGTGGCGGCACGTTTCCTGTAAAGAAAGTATTTGTGTCACGATTTGAAGGTGGCAAGGTAATGGAAGCCGACTTTGCGCAGTTGGAGTTCAGAGCCGCCGCATATTTATCACAAGATGGAGTTGCGATTGAAGAAGTTTCTACTGGATTTGATGTACACTCATACACCGCTAAAGTTATTAGTGATGCTGGTCAGCCTACGAGCAGACAGGATGCGAAAGCGCATACATTCGCGCCGTTATACGGAGCAACAGGCTTTGGCAGAACAAAAGCGGAAGCAGAGTACTACGAACACTTCACGCAAAAGTATAAAGGAGTTGCCGATTGGCATTCCAGACTGGCTAAAGAGGCTTTAGAAACACAGAAGATAACCACACCTAGTGGGCGAGAGTTCTCGTTTCCTGACGTAGTACGAAAGTCTACGGGGCGTGTAAGTCACTTTACACAGATTAAAAACTATCCTGTGCAGTCATTTGCTACAGCAGACATTGTACCAATAGCGTTACTACACATCGACACACTGCTGAAGGATAAAAAATCTTGTATAGTAAACACAGTACACGATAGCATAGTCATTGACGTTCATCCTGAAGAAGAACAGCAGGTAATCAATGTGATAGACGAAACTAATAATGTACTACCACAACTAATAGCGACACGTTGGGGTATAAACTTTAATGTGCCGTTGCTTTTAGAAGCAAAAATAGGTCCGAATTGGCTTGACACAAAAGACGTGGCATGATATAACTATGCCTCATTCACTCAGAAAGGAGATAATATATGACAACAGAAATCACAACTATTGACCCAAATAATTATGCTGTAATGGCGAAAGCAATGGGTATTGCAAACGAAGGTAAAGGTAAGAGTAAAAGCAGTTCTCTTGCTCGTTTGCGGATTAACCATTCGCCAGTCATGGGTACTGCAGAAGTTAATGGAAAGAATGTCAACGTAGAAGTAATTGAAGGCGGCACATACAAGCTGGAGATTCCAGATGGTCCAACATACTACGCTACATCTATAAAGGTACGTCCATTCGTACAGCGTTACATGTATAAGCGTTTTGTTATGGGTGCTGCAAACTCACCTAATCGCTACATTAAAACTATTATGCATGATGACTTGAATGTTGATCTCAAGGACAATGATGGTGGCTTTAACTGTGGTAAGCCTGCTGGCTACATTCAGGACTTCAAGGCATTGCCAGAGAAGACACAAGACTTAATTAAGCAGATTAAGCGTGTGCGTGTTGTTCTTGGTACTGTTGAGATGACTAATCCAATGAATGAAAAAGGTGAGTCAGTCGAACTTGGTGCAACACCATTCATCTGGGAGATTGATAATCGTGATGCGTTTAAAGTTGTAGGCGACATCTTCGTAAGTCTTGCAAAGATGAGCCGACTTCCTGTGATGCACAACTTTGTTGCAAACACTGCAGAACGTAAAATGCCTAATGGTAACAGCTTCTTTGTTCCTGTCGTGTCACTAAACATTCACGATGTCATTGATGTCACACCTGATGACAACAACATGTTCACCGACTTCTTAGCATGGGTTGATAACTACAACTCATACATTTCAAACGCATGGGCTGAGAATGCAAATGCAAAGATGGAAGATGGTGATGCAGAAGTGTTGGATGACTTAGTTGACATTGAAATTGACGAAGAGGAAGTAGCATAATGAATCATCCGGCTGAACTGGCAGTGCATCAGTACCTACAGGATGCAGTGAATGGCAAGTCTGTTATGTCAGATGACACAATCAAACAGGTTGCCAATGATGTTGTAGATGCTATGCAACGTCAGTTTGGTAGTGGTAAGAGTAGAGGCAATTTTACATTACGCATGTCTAATGTTGGTCGCCCTACTTGCCAACTCTGGTATGATAAGAACAAGCCAGAGGTAGCATTACCATTGCCTACTACATTCGTAATGAACATGATGATAGGCGATATAGTTGAAGCTGTGTTCAAAGGTTTACTAACAGAAGCAGGAGTAAAATATGAAGATACGAACAAAGTTTCTCTTAACCTTGGTGACGATAGCGTTTCTGGTTCTTATGATCTTATCATTAATGGTGCAGTTGATGATATTAAATCAGCTTCAGACTGGTCATACAGAAACAAATTTGACTCATACGATTCCTTATCAGGCGGCGATGGATTTGGTTATGTCAGCCAACTTGCAGGATACGCTAAAGCACTTGGCAAAAAAGCAGGTGGTTGGTGGGTAATCAACAAGGCAAACGGCAAGTTTAAATACTTGGCGGCATCTGGACTTGATGTAGATAAACAAGTTGCACGAATAAAAGAAACTGTAGATAAAGTAAAGGAGAATAAGTTTGAAAGATGTTTTGAACCAGTGCCTGAAACTTTTCGTGGCAAGCCCACAGGTAATAAAGTCCTTAATGACGGATGTAAATTTTGCAGCTATCGCTTTGATTGCTGGGATAGTCTTACTGAGTTACCTGCTGTAAAGTCACAGGCAAAGAATCCCCCTGTAGTAAGCTACATTGGTGATGTAATTGCCTAACGCAAAACAATTTAGGGCAGCACGAAAGTACGGCTATCGTAGCGGTCTGGAACTCAAGGTATCCGACTACCTTACTGAACTTAACGTAGAGTTCTTATATGAACAAGTTAAGATTGAGTGGGAAGACCTTGCGTACAGAACCTACACACCAGACTTTGTGCTGTCCAATGGCATTATTATTGAGACAAAAGGTATGTTTACCGCAGCAGACAGACGCAAACATCTGGCTATTAAAAAGCAGCATCCTAAGTTAGATATTCGTTTTGTGTTTGAGAGTAGCAGACGCAAGCTACGTAAGGGTGCTAAGTCTACATACGGTGAATGGTGTATTAAATATGGCTTTCGGTACTACGATAGAATTATTCCAGAGGAATGGCTGAAAGAAAAAGGTAAAAACAAGCACCCAAAGTTTATCAAGTTTGGTGGAACAAAAGTGAAAAGGAGATAGATATGGACAATATTACAGACAAGATGTTTAAGGAAATGCGAGAAGAAGATTTTATGATACGAGTAAGACCTTTCGCAGATGAAGATGGTTCTTGGAATGGTGAAGTTGATATATCAATTATGTACGGAGATGATAACCCTATGAATGATGAAGATTTTCATCAGTTACTTCACTTTACTAAAATGATGTGTGCTTCCGTACCTGTTATGGAAGAAGTAAAAGAACTACGTAACATTGTCCATGAATATGTAACAAAAATTATTGACAAAGAGATGGATATTAGTGTAGAACTAGAGGAACAAGCAGGTGTAGAAAAAAGCTATGATGGCAATGTAATACACCTTAACTTTAACAGTAGAACAAAGGGAAACGCATGATAAAGCACGAGGAGTATATGAGACAAGCTATGAAGCAAAGTGATGTAGGTAGCCCAGAAGACTACCCACCTTCTGCTGATATGGTCAACAGTCCACCACACTACAACCAGACAGGAATTGAGTGCATTCATGCTATCTCTGCTGCCACTGGTGACGGGTTTAAGTATTACCTGCAGGGTAACATTATGAAATACCTGTGGCGTTTTGACTACAAGGATAAACCAGTACAGGATTTGGAAAAGGCTAGGTGGTACATAGATAGATTAATTGAAGAGGTAATGGCAGATGGTAAAAGTTAAAATGTTTATTACCATTGAGGTAGACGAAGATGAGTACCCAATTCCTGCAGATGGACAGGTTGGGGAAGAATTAGAAGATGGCATACGTGAATATTTCTATGATATAGACGGTGCTGAAATTAGAAACATGAAAACATTAACGGAGTAATAAGATGATTAGTAACACACTACCAACAGATTATCAAAATTTTATCGCACTGTCACGCTATGCACGTTGGAAAGAAGACGAGCAACGTAGAGAGACATGGAGTGAAACTGTATGCAGAT